GCGAAAACTTATTTATTCTTCCAACCACTTTTTGATTGAACCAAACTTGAGATCGAGACGATACTCAAGAGATTCCCAACCATAGAAGCGCATTTCTTCATCATCAATGCCTTCTGCTTCGGCGATAATGGCAACTGCTGCCGCATTATCAAAGCAGTTCTTGACCAAACCCATGATACCGTCCACACGGCAAACGAACTCGGCGAAGTTACGATCCTGAGCGATCTTTTCTTCGTCCTGCTGTTCGCCAAGACGGACTACCAGACGCTCATATTCAGCGTCGAAGTCTTCGAGAGACTCGAAGGTAACGCCACGAGGGCGAAACCCGTACACATCCTTATGAAGATCGGAGAAAACCGAACCATCATGAGTTTTAGGAAACTGGGCATCAATATCAGAAAGAGTCAACATAATCAAAGTTCCTTTTCACATCTTATATTCCAATATACCCTATAATGTGATAAAAGTCAAGCCCTAATTTTAAATTATTTGAAAAAATGGTGGGCACGGTCGGACTCGAACCAACAAACCGAAGTGCGAGATTTTAAGTCTCGTGCGTTTACCATTTCGCCACGTGCCCTAAAATTCCCAATACTTTCGAAAAGTAAAAGTATCGGGAATTAGTTGGAATGACGGGTGGGATTCGAACCCACGGTTTTACGGATTTGCAATCCGTTGCGATTGACCACTCCGCCACCGTCACGAATTTACTTAGAGTCTGCCGTTGGAGACGCTGCCACCACAACAACTTCTGGTGCAATTAGATCAGCATTCTTTGCTTCAGTCGCGACCGCATTAGCAGTAGCAAGTGCTTCGTCTGCCGCTGGTCCAGCGGCTTCTGCTGCCGATTGTGGTTCTGCATTAGGAGAACATGCAGCAGTGAGTGCTACAACTGCGAGTGCCATAAAAGTCTTGATATTCATAATATTTTCCTTGGTTAAAAAAAGGTTGAGGGGCTAACCGTGACCCCTCGCGTGCTTATTAGGTAGCAACCCCTTATTGGTGGGTTCTGCTGGGTTCGAACCAGCGACCTACTGATTAAAAGTCAGTTGCTCTACCGACTGAGCTAAGAACCCGACTGGCGGAGAGGGTGGGATTCGAACCCACGGAGGACTTCCATCCTCGCTGGTTTTCAAGACCAGTCTCGTAAACCGCTTGAGTACCTCTCCTATCTGTCAAAGACCAATATACGCTTTATTTAAGATAAAGTCAAGTCTTTTTTATGATTTATTTGTATGGGTCGTAATTTCTTCCCCAGAACCATCCACTCGGTAGACTGAAAGACCGTGGGTCAACCAGATGCGTCTTACCGCTTGGTTCAACACACCACCTTCGCACACGCATACTTTGCATAAGACTCATCTTGCGTCGAGTCTCGTATGAGTGTCTCCGATTATACATCGGATTATTCTCACCACGACGAGTTCCCTTCATCGTCCTACTGATCTTTGATCGATGCTCGTCTGACAATCCCTTGGCATTTGGGTTTTTATCGCCCATCTTTGCCTCGGCAATTCTTTCTCTGCCTTCTGGAGTATGCAATTTATTACGTTGGCGAGTTACCTTGTCAACGATTTTAGAGATCTTTTGTTGTTTGGATGCAGTAGCACGAATTAGTTCGATGTTGGTCGTTTGCAGAATCAATTCGCGAGGTTTTGGAACGATGGTTGGATCTTTCACGATCCATAGTTCCGTCTTATGTTGAAAGAGGTAAAACCTCATTTACAATGCCTTTATCAATCAAAGTCAAATCATGTTCCCGATCAATGTATTTAAACTCAACATGATTCGGGTCAAATTCCTGTAACGCTTGGAAGACATCCTTCGTATTCAGGGTTGAACACGTATAGACATCTAGTTGCATCAGAGCAGGAGAAACTTCATCCCACACATGCATAGCAATATGCGATGTTTCGATAATGGTAACTGCAGTCAGACCACGATTACCTTCCATATCACTGTAAACTGCATATGGACCCATCAGTATTTTCATACCGATAGTTGACACCAAAGATTTCATCCAATTTTTAATGTCCCATGCGCAAGTTGGAGGATTATTCAATTCAGCCCTGATAATCAGGTGTTTGTGTTCAAGAATTTGCCCCATAGTTGTTCCTTCCTAGGAGGTGTGGGAAAGAACTTATTTATAAGGACTCTAAAGACTTTTTTGATCGTGACAACTTCTTAACCTCAGGTGCCTTCCATCCAGGAAGAAAGGATTCTAGAACAGATGCCAATGTAGGATACTTCTCAAGAAGTTTCTGATCCTTAACAAGATCGAGAAGTTCTGCTTCAGTAGTGACTACACCCTGACAGATCTGCATCCAAATTTCTTCACGACGCCATTGCGCAACCGCTGCAGCACTACCTTCTGGTAGTAGAGTTAGAATGCGACGGAATTCCTGTGTAATGGTAGTGTCGCCCATATTTTCTGGAATACCCTCATCCTTATAAGGAGTTTTACCTTCTGGTAGATTCCATGGACCCTGCTCGTAACCAACACCCCACGCGACAAATCGCATAAGAATAGAGTTGCCGACTGAGATTGCACGAACACGTGTAGAGAGTTCTTCGGTTGTTTTCGCTTCAACTGCCCAGTCAAGAGCCTCGTTGATCTGCCTAAATTTCTTGGGTACTGTTGCCATTTTCAATTTTCTTTCGTAGATTTGTGGTACTAAAATCGTGTCGGCGAGAATTATAGTAGATTTCCATCTGCAGATCGCTGCCTGTAAAATTCTTACCAAAATATTCCTGCCCAATAATGCGAACATCCCAATCATATGACTTTAGTATGTTCAGAAGATCTTCTTCGGTCGTGTATGGAATAATCTGATCGACATACTTGCAACCTTCTAACTGAACCCACCGTTCGAAAACTGACTGGACAGGTTTGTTCTTCTCTGGTCGGTCGATTGTGGGATCAGTTTGCAGTGCTACAACCAGACGGTCACACTGTTCCTTTGCTTCCTGCAACATGAGAACATGACCTGCATGAAACAGATCAAAACAACTTGCGGTAATACCTACACGATTAGAACTCATCAACCAACTCAATCAATTGTGTCATACGATTCGCGATAAAATAATTCAAAAGACCAGAACGATCGCCCTCTGTCTGCATCTCATAATTATCTATAATACTTTCCTTGATCTCTTCAGGAATACGCGACAGATCAACCAGTTCGCGGTTGCGCTGGAAGTTGCGCCACATCTCATCGTTGTTGATAAAGTCTTCAGGTTTCTGAGTCTTCCACAATGCAAGAGCATCCTTACGAATAGGACGCTGACGATCACCATTGACGAAGGTATCATCGCCCGACAGAATATTGGGAACACCATCACCCTTGTCGCCCATGATGATATGCTCCATTAGAACTGCTTCAGGAGTTTCCGTCAACTTAATAAACTTCTTCTGAACAGGAGCATACTGCTTAACGTTGCTCCACTTCTGTAACTGATTGAAGTCATGGTCACCAGAGAGAACAAGGAAAGGTTCAGCGCTGGGCACAAGACCATCAGTGTTCATAGTCTGACTATACTCCGCGAGAACTGCGATAACATCATCTGCCTCTGCACCATCAACATCAATCACAGGATATGGAAAGTGTTCAGCAAGTTCAGAGCGAACAAGGTGTAGTGCCTCGAAGATGGAGTTCCAATCGAACCCACTATCGGCGCGAGACTTCTTACGGTTTGCCTTGTAGTTTGGGAAATACTGCCGACGCCAATAGTGACGATTGTCACAGGCGATAACCATTTCGCCAAACTCAGGACCAAACTTTTTACGATACGATCGAAGCGCATTGATGATCATGTGCCGAACGAGAGGAACATTTACCTCAACGTCTCGACGACCTCCCAAATTTACCATTAGACTACTGATCGCAGTCTGGTTATAATCTACAACAATCACGTTTCATTCCCATCATTTAACGTTGTATCAAGCGCATTACGAATATCAGTTAACATAAGTGTTTCCGGAGTATCCATCCCACGTTGACGCAAGAACATGCCGTATACCAAAACAGAAACCACTGCTGCATCAGCATAGAAACTTTCATGGTGTATAATACCAAACTTCTCAGTGCATACCTTGGTAATTCCTGCCATAACTGCTTTACCAGCACGTTCGGCATCTTGGTACGAACTATACTCATCAATCCCCTCTAGAAAGTACGAGAGAGATTCCTTGTCTGGATTTGGGTCTTCTGCTTTTTTCTTCGGATTAAGAAAAGTCACATTATCATTATCACTCATTAAAACACTTTCAAAATCAGAGTCGTAGGGGTAAGTCGTGCACGCACAGGAGCAGACTTACTTTTAACTGAAGAATACCATTTTGTCAAGCCATTTTTCGTAAGACCAGTAAATTCTTTTACTTGCGTCTCTGGTTTACGAAGCAACTTACAACTGGACATTGATTCTTCATATCCTACAAGTGATGCACCCTTAACAGTGATGCCCCCACCAACTGGACTATAGTACTTATTCAACTTACGAGTCTTAGTATCGAACGTCCAAATTTCACTACAGTTCAACAGAGTAATAGGATCGGCACTGGTGATTCCAAGAACAGCATCTTCGGGTTGGAACTTGATGTTCCTGACCAGTTTGGTCATATCCTTTGGTTTCTTCTTACGAACCTTAGCAACCTGCTTGCTGACATAAGACTTCTTGAGTGAAGTAATGTAAGATTCGAGCAACTTGATGATGCTTTTGATTTTCGTCATACCTGTTAGGTGCGCATAACCTTCAAGCAACTGCAACTGCATGTCAGTCAGTTGACCCTTGGGCAAACGACGAACCTCAACCAATTCAGCAAACTCTGCAAGAATTGGTTCAATCTTTTCAACACAATCAAGATAGTGCTTATCTGCCATACGATATGGCATGAGGATCTGAGGAATGTTCTTTACATCTTCGCCGATAAGAAGATTCTCGATCTCATCATTGACATGAGAAGCGATATAGATGCTGGCGATTAGAGGTTTCTTGACAACCTTTTCGACGGGTGTTGCTGCAACAGCAACATCTTCATCATCGAGTTTGATGCGCTTGTTGACAGTTTCTTCTACCTTATCCCAGATACGAGACTTATCCCGTTCACTGAGAGGGAACCCACGCATAGCAATACGAGCAGAATTAGCATAAGTCCGAGGAAGCAACTTATCAGGAATTTTACTGAGAGTCTTCAGTTTATCCTTATCTTCCTTGAACCAGTCAAAGAGAAAGGCACGACAATCTTTCTGGTCAACAATAAAGTTATACCAATTCAATGCATTACCATATTCTGACTGATAGTTCGTGGGTTCATACTCTGTAGACCAGATTGGTTCTACACCCATCATCTTAGAATCAGCAATAGGAACTTTCAGTTTATACATCTGGTCACCTCATTCAATTTATAAATTACTATACCCCGTTTCCGTGGAAAAGTCAAGCTATAAATTTCACATTCGTAATTGCATCATACCTGAACGAACGCCATCCTGCGTTTTCAGTATCCCAAACAGGCAGAGCATCAGGATTTACCACCTTACGTTCAGCGGGACTAGTGGTCTTCGGTGGCAATGCAGTTTCCTGCAGAGTGCATCGAATAACTCGAACATCCCCGTTGCGCTTTGTGAATGTCACTTCAGCGTCCATCTTCTTGAGGTTCTTTACGAGCATTTCGCGGTCAATTTCCATAATCACATTCTCCTAATATTGGTTTTGTCAATTTCAACTTTACCATCTCTCCAAGATTTTCTGGGGGGATCTGGTGCGGGTATATCGTGGGTAGACATATGTTTTTCCATAGTGAAGAAGTCTGTTGGGTTTTCTACCACCACTTCAGTTTTCTTCTTGATTGGTTTTACCTTTGGTTTACTAACAGGTGGAGTTGATTCTACCACATCAACCACATCATATTCTACTATACCCGCTTCTTCTTTCTTTGTCAAGCCTAAAATTGAAATATTTGCAGCGATGACCAAAAGAATTGCCAGAGGATCGAACACAAAGATAAGAGTTATAATCATCATGCGCACTGCTTTATCCACAGTAGCATTATCGCCACTCCCGTAGAACAGTTCTGCGATATATTTAATCGGACCTACTTCTGCTTCGAGTTTAAGATTTTCAGTTTTGAGCGGAATGAGATCAGTCTCAATAGTCTCAATGTTTGCAACCGCCTGTTCAATTTCTTTATTAAGGGACGCTCGTTCCCTTTTCTGTCTGTTTCGAATGAAGTTAGCATCAAGGACATCCTCCGCAGTAGTGAGTCTGTCCAAAGTGTCCAAAGATGTTTGCGCATTCTTCAGTCTCCTCTCTGCTGATTGTTTTTTGCTCTCGAGTTGTTCAATCTTTAGTTGCGCCGAACCACCTACCGTGGTATGCTCAATGTGCGCTCGACTTAGATAACCAAACACGCCCATACTTGTGATGAAAGACAATACCACGATTGCGATCACAAAGTAAGACTTCAATAATTTGTTGGCAGTGGACCAATTTCGATACACCCAACTAGCAGTTATGAGTTTGGCAAATTCTAGCGACCCGCCCATTGCTGCAACAGCAATGGGAGATGCTGGGAAAATCGCCATCAACCCAAGAATTGAAAAGTAACCAGCAACCGACGTAATCGCCAGTGCTGCCAGTATTAATAGTGCTATGAAAAGCATCCAGGTCTCCATTCAGGAAGTTGTAACGTTTTCAAATGAGACAGTCGTAAGCGAACGTTCCACATATCATTTATGCATCGTTCATCGAATCGATATTCCCACTGTAGCAGGTGTTCAACTGCCTTGGCATGCGCTTTGCTGGCATACTCCGCAACAACTTCCTTACGCATCTCACCCAAATAATTGGTCACATAAGTGGAACTGCCGAAATATTTTTCGAACAGTTTCTCTGTCTTACATGAATATCCAATATAAAATTTGCCGTCGTCGAAGTAAGTGCAATATACTCTATGCACCTTCTTCGGCAACGGCAGTTTTCTTGGTTTCTTAACTATCATAAATGTCTACTCCGCAGTAGACTATTTATTCGCCTTCATGATCCGTGTCGAAATCATATTCTTCTTGCTCAATACCCTCTCCACAGAAAGGGCAGTGTAATACTCTATAATATTTGTGATCCATATCATGGTCTACAAAGAATAGAGCATTACAACTTGTGCATTCGTATTCTTCATTATCCATTTAAATATCTTCTGACGCGATCTCAATAGTAATGTTATTGTTTTCACAATATTGAACATATCCTGGAGCGACATTTGCCTGGACCAGTGCTGTCCACTCGTCATGGATTTGTTGATCAGTAAATGTAAGAGTTACAATATTCTTGTATCCCTGTGCAGCAACGATTGCATTTTGTTTAATTTTATCACTATTTTGCGCAATAAAATTGTTATCTGCAGATGACGTTCCCGACGCAGATAGTACTTGCCAATACCATGGTGTATCTAGATCTTCTCTTGTATATGTAATTGTTACTTTCTTAGCCATGTTAGTACCTTTCTCGTTTAAATATTATGCTGCTACA